TTCTAATGCTAGACTAAATCCACCGATCCCTGAAAATAAATCAAGAACTTTTAGCTTTGATTGTTTCAACGGCTTCCTCTAATTGTTCGCAAATTAATAATAAATCTTTTCTCTCCCTCTCGTCAATCGGGTCATTAGTCTTTAACTTTTCTATCGGGGACTTTGCCACAGAATTTAATTTCATAATAAATTCCAGGCTATGACAAACTTGAACCGATGACCATCGGAACATTATCTCGGGATTTCTTTTTTTAAAACTTCTAAAAAAAGTTCGGGCGCGGCATAACACCTTATAAATAATATCCTTCATTATCCTGACTTTACTCTATTCAATGCTTTTATTAAGCTCGACTGTGAAATATAGTCTTTATGAATAATGTGCCGTTCTAAAATCTCTATAGCCTCTGACCAAGATAGTTTAATCTCTTCGGGTTCGGGTTTTTTATTTTCTTGTGTTGTCATAATCGTTTTGCTCCAGAATTGCGAAATAATTGGTTAAAAAATCTAACTGTTGTTTTCCTTGCTTGGAAAGTTTATCATAGTCCTTACGCAGTTCTGATAAACATCTATAGATCTTATCTAACTCGTACAGTTCTATATACTTGCCTATGTCTTTAAATTTTTCAGTAAATGGTTTTTTTTGAAATCCTACGAATGCCATCTCTTTCTCCTTTCTTGATTGATACTAATTCTAATTTCTTTTGTTTATTCACTTTATATCTTAAATCATTATCTCGCATATGGTCAAACAATTTATTGTCTACATCTTTGCGTCTGGGTCTTTTATCAAAACCCAGACGAATTACCACTTCGTATTTCATAGTACTTCTCCCTAAAATACTCCTGCAAATTCATTTCCTTCTCCTACATAATTACCAGAAATGTACAAATCGGGAAACATTTGTTTTAATTTATTGATTACGGGAATAGGTGGCGACCAAGCAGTATTAAAACTTATGGTTATAAATTCATAGTACTCCTCATCTACTTCAATGTCACAACTACAACTGTTCCATTTGGTGTGCCAATTTTCATTACACCAATCGTACCAATTCGGTATACCTTTTTTCTCGCACCTTATCCTATCTTTTTCGGAAAGATTCCCTCGAAACATATTCTTCGGTGGTGGCACTATTTTATTAAAATCAAGTATCTGTCTTTTTGTGCCATCGGGATATTTATCTAATGTCGTGACCTTTTTTAAAAAATCTTTGACACTTTTTTTCCTCTCTTTTGTATCTCCCGATACATTGTGAAATTGTATTTCTAATTCGTTTCTAGTCCAATTTGGCATTATTCTACTCCTTCTTTTTTTATTATTTCGGCATTGTAAGTTTTTGCAGTTTTTTCTGCGACCTTAATTGCTTCTTCGTAAGATACATCAAATGCTCTACCACTTGATGTACCCCAACCATTTTTTTCCCAAGCTTTTAAATCAACATTGTAAGTTTCGTCATTCCAATGTTTTTCTATTACTACTTCATATTCCATTACTTTCTCCTTTCTCTATTGTTATTTCAGTTTGTCCATCTGCATCGATAATCGTTTCTAACTGACAATTGTGTAAGTTATAGTTTTCTAAAAAATAAAATTGTAAAGGACTGTTTTCATCACAGTCCTCTAACTTCTTTTTTAAATCCTTAACTGTTAACATTACTTTCTCCTTTCATAAAATTTATCTTCGCCATTTATTTTTTCACGAAGTTTTTGGTTTTCTAATTCTTGCGTTTCTTCAATCTCGGTATGAAGTCCAACACCAAAGTCATACCCTTCTTTGTAATCGTGTGTGTAGTTGTCTTCATCTCGTACCCCGACCATAAGACCATCGTGTACTCCGTCCTTGAAATCTTTCTTGGTTTCATTCTCATACTTGTACTCGATATCTTTTAGTCGGTGGATCTCATCGACTACATCTTCAATAGAGTTGCCACCTAACCCCTCATCGGGGTTGGTGGTCAATCTCTTTAGTCTTTGCTTTAATAAACCATTGTCGCCGACTAGAGCTTCAAATACTTTTTCAAGACCTTCCTCTAACATTTGTTCATATTTCATCATCTTTCTCCTCTGTTTTTGGTAATGTTAAATGAAAGTCTAAATCAACATCTAACATATTCTCGTGTTTAATTCTTTTTGCTTGTTTGATTGTCAACCCATATTCAAATAAAGGGTTCACTCCAAACCGACCACAAGTAGAATCAAATGGGTCGGTGATAAAAAATCCTTCCCACTCAAAACCTAATTGTTTATGTTCTCCACTACCTATGTAATTTAGTTCGGGTGGATTGAGTTCGTTAATCTCGTCTTGATATTTTATAATCAATCTATCGGACTCTTTTCTTCTGCCCTCCCAGTATAGGATTTTAGATTGTAACTCCCTTATCCTATAGTTCTTAATATTCTCTTTTACATTTATTTTTTCAGTCATACTTTCTCCTCTATTTTATATCCTAAATTAATTAATAACTGCAATATCTCGGGCAGTTCTCCTTTAGCAACTAATTCATTATCTTCATTATATATTTTAAACTTTTTTTCTTTGTCCAATTTAATATCGTTCGGGACAATATCTGCATCTTCAAGAATGTTCTGTACTTTCTCGTACAATTGATTGAAGTGTTCTTGACCTTCTGCATTGTAACTGTTTCCGTGTTCCTCGAACATTAGGGGATATTTATCCCCTAATCGTTCTTCCATCATTCTTTTTGCAAGGTCACACGATACATTTATAAATGCACTTTCGCTTACATAATATTTTTTAGTCATTTAAATACCCCACTCCATATATTTTTTTATAATAAGAATAAAACTCGCCCTCTAACTTTGGGGCAAGTCTTCTATATTCTTCCTCACTAACAAAAAAGTCTTCTCTTACATTTTTATAATCGTGAATAAAATCTTCAAAGGTTTCTTTCGCATAATAAGAATTATTCTTTTTTGCTCTTTCATATAGTTGTTTTAAATTCATACTTCCCCCTTGTCCCATAATGAAGTAAAAGATATTAAAAATTTACTTTGTCTATTTGTAAGAGGTATTCTTTCTCCATCTTTCAAACCATACAATAAATCCTCTGCACAATGTCGTGGCAGATTATTCTGTGTACAAAAGTTTTGCAAAATATTGGACATTTGTTTTATGAAACTATCCGTTTCAACCATCTTCAATTCGTCCACAGATTGAGGATAAAACTTTCTTAATACTTTCATTAAATGTATAAAACTATCGGTATGATATTCAAAATGTTCATTACTTTCAATTATATCATATGGATTTGATGTTCCACCACTTATGACTACACTATCTTTTCTCATTAATAATGAATACACCCCTAAACTTTCTTGCTCTTTAGTTTTTTTAGTAGGGTCTTCTAAATAGTATAACTGCATTTCATAATCTTCTTTTTCATCTATATAGTTGTAACCGATACTAGTAGTTATGACATCATTGCCATAACTACTATCAGTCCATCTATCAAAATATTTCTTTTTCATAGATTCACTAATCATTTCTATTCTCCTTATCTTTTTGAATGAATAAGAAACCACCACCATTGCCTTCTTGGTCGCAACTCACATCAACTTGCCACTTCTTACCTTGCTTATCTTCGGTAACAAAAATCGGAAATGGATTTAATGCGTGTTCACTTTCTGGAAAATGGAACTCTTTAATTGTATGACCTATTAATTGACTATAATGTTTAGTCGCAATTTTTTTATCTTCATTGTTAAAGTTACTCATTATATATCCTCCAATGTTAATGTGTGTTTATAATAGTTTAGTAAAAATTCTTTTATGGTTTCAAAACGATTAGTAGATAACCAAAGCATTTTATACCCTTCACTATCTCTGCTCGTTTCCCAAGTCATAAACCCATAGGTTAAACTTTCTTCTTTTGAAAATTCTTTTATAGGGTTTCGTATCGCTAAAGAATATTTATGTATTGTTCCTTCTGCTAAATCTTCTTGGCGACTTTTTTCTTCTTCCTTGTCCATAAACCATAATTGTATTTCTGGATCGCTTAAATACTCATCATAATTGTAGGCAATACTAGTAGTAATTTCATCATTCCCATAAGAGGAATTTTTCCACTTACTAAATAGTTCTTCTTTATTTAAATTCATATTACTTCTCTCCTTTGTTAATTTTATCCAGAATATCTTTCACATCATTAAAGTTTCTTTTACCATCTACTTCCCAACCAGAATAAATAGCATCTTTATATTCATAGTTTAAAATAGCCTTCAAAACTTTTGTTTGTTGTTTTGTTAATGATATTTGCATAGTAACTCCTAGTTAAATTATTAAATACCATATTTTACCATTAAAATGAGTTTTTTTGCAAGTATATTCGAAACACTTTATATATATACTGCTCAAATATATTTTTATGTTTTAAAAATCAAAAAATGGACGAAAAAAAGTGTAAAAGTGTAACGAACTAAAATAATGTAGTTAAAAAGACTAGAAATACAGTACTTACAGAAGATACAACTCGTTACACTACTCGTTACACTTGCTATGTTTTCGTTGCACAAAAAGTGTAACGAACTAGGCATTCTGACCGATTGCAATTTTTGATTTTTAAAAAACTATTTTCTTTTTTTGATTCGCCTAGTATATATAGGAGTATGACTAGTAAAAATAAGATTGAAAAAATAGAAGAAGACTTTGGTCGTAAACTTACTAACAGACAAAAAGAGTTTGCTAAATACTTTGTAGAAGGAATTTATAGTAATGCAGAGTGTGTTCGCAAGGCAGGATATTCTGATAAGAATGGTATTGCTAGAATACAAGCAAACAAATTGTTAAATTCTAAAATGTTTCCTCACATTACTGAATATATAAATGAACTTCGTGAAGAGAGAGAAAAAAAATATGGTGTTACTTTAATTGGACAATTAAAAAGATTTAAAGAATTAGGAGAGAGAGCAGAAGAGGAAGGTCAATATACTGCAAGTATTAATGCAGAAAAAATTAGAAGCTCCCTAGGTGGATTGACTATTGATAGAAGAGAAACAAATCACTATCACGCAATCGATGGAATGAGCAGAGAAGAAATTGAAAATCGATTAAATGAATTAAGAAGTAAACACCCACAAGCATTTATAGATGCAGAGGTAATAGATGACACAAAAACCAGAAGGTCTTCTGTGGAACAGAGTAAGAAAAAATCTACCAAGCAGTTGGCACATAACAAGAATTGAAAATCGTTTAGGTGGTGGCATTCCCGATGTGCATATTTGTGCAGATCATTTGCCGTTTTGGGTAGAACTAAAAGTAACAAAAACTAACAGGGTTTCTATATCTGCTCAACAAATTGCTTGGAATTTCGGGTATTTTAAATCGGGGGGTGTAAGTTTTTACTTGGTCAACCCCCTCTCGACCTCGCACCTATATTTATTTTCGGGGGAATATGGTCGGGAGTTGGCGACCAAAGGACTCGGGTCGGTGGACATCGGGTCGGGGTCGGGGATACCTTGCTTATATTTCGGGGACAATTTTTCGGGATTAATAGACTCAATGATAGAATACACATCAAATCGGGTCGGAATTTTTAATCCAATATTCGGGGTCGGTGGTCGGGATAACGATTTAGTAAAAAACCCAGACTAAATTATAAGATTAGGAGTCAAAGGAAATTTAATCTGGGTTGAGTCCAGGAGTTGAAGCTCCTGGAATTAGTGAGTCGGATTCCTTAGTGTTTAAGGAATCCAACTATTGTTTTTCTAGTGTTAACTGAACACAATTTGCATTGCTTACAAGTGAGTCCTTTAGTTTGATTTAAGCACATTGCAACGGGTCGCCCATCTGGAGTCTTCGTTGTGTATTCGTCAACTACCACGGCAACGGGGAGTCCGTGTTTTGCTAATTCGTCGGCTTGTTCTAAATCATCGGCACTTAAATTAATTGTAAATTTGTTTTCGTTCGCCCATTTAATAAGCTCTATATTTTTTTTATATTTATGCTTATGAGTAAAGCATATGACTCGGCGCCCATTATTTGCTTTTACTAACTGAGTCAATTTTTCTTTACTGATTGACTCGTTGTCGTCGCCGTCGTTGGGTAAATCGCCGATTTGATTATGTCGCCATATATCCACAGACTCGGGAAAGTTTGTAATTGCTTTTATGACATCGTCCCAACTATTGGAAAATTTCTTTTTCCATCTCTTATTAAAACCCGTTTCAGTTTCGCCCCATACTATAGAAGCGTGATATTTTTCTCCATAGCAATCGCCGTTTTTCCAACGGCAAGAGTCTGGACACGATTTCCTTTCGGTTGTCGTGGTCGGCATTTTACCGAGCTTCTTATTTTTACTGTTTAAAGTTATTCTTGTTTTCATAATGACTCCTATCATTTATTTAAAATAATATTTTACCATAAAATCCCATATTTAC